GGTGAATATCTTACTGAAGATGTAGCCGCTAACTCAGTAAGTGCAGGTGGCGTTGCAGGTATCACAGGTGATCCTCCACGCCCACCCAAGTACATGATGCGCCGTTTTGCAAATAGTGATGTATTTGTAGTTGATACAGAGCGTTATCTAAAAGCAAGACTAGGTAAAAGAAAATATCTCAAGTATGAAAAGTATGTGGGAAATGATGATGTAGGAAATGCGATTCGTGAATACGGACGCAAGTATCCAAAGAAGCCTATCATCCTTCAAGATGATAAGACTGGTGCAATGATTTTTTTGAGATATGGTAGAGGCGGAATGTTTAAAGAGTAAGGTGTTATATGTGGATATTGCAATGGCTACCATTCTGGATATTCTATGCAATTTTGTTTGTAGGGATCATTGGATTCGCAACTACATACTTACTTAGATTCATACCTATACCCGCTGTTTATATGTACAAAACACCAATACAGTTGGTGTCAATTGTTTTTATTGTCATTGGCGTTTATATGGCAGGGTCCATAGCCAATGAAGAAGCATGGCTTGCAAAAGTAAAAGAACTAGAGGTGAAAGTCGCACAAGCAGAGGCTAAATCACAGCAAGTCAATGTTCAAGTTGTAGAAAAAGTTGTAACGAAAACGCAAGTTGTTCGTGAACGAGGTAATGATATTGTTCGTTACGTTGACAGGGAAGTAGTGAAGTACGATTCTAAATGTGAAATTCCTAAGGAAGCAGTATCGGCAGTAAATCAAGCGGCAGAGGGGGTGAAGAAATGAAATACCTTCTAGTTGCATTGATCATTATGTTATCAGGTTGCAGTACTGTTGTGCCAGTGAAACGTAAGTTTCCTGACGCACCAGAAACTCTTCTAAAACCATGTCCTGAGTTGAAGAAAATTGAGAAAGACGATCCACTTCTTAGCGAAGTGATAAAGTCTGTAACTCAGAATTATACTCTCTATCATGAATGCTCATTGAAAAATGAAGCATGGATTGATTGGTATAATCAGCAGAAAAAAACATTCGACATTAAATAGGAGAGCAAATGGAATTAACACTAGCACAATTGAAACAGTTGTTGCCAAAGAACCCATATGTGGAACATTGGCACAAAGCATTGTCTCAATTACTACCAGACTACGAAATTAACACGCCACAAAGAATCGCGGCATTTGTTGCACAATGCGCCCACGAATCTGGAGGCTTCATGGTTCTCAAAGAGAATCTAAACTATCGTGCCGCAAGTCTTAGAAAGATTTTTCCTAAGTACTTTCCAGACGATGCGATAGCGCAACGCTATGCTTCAATGCCTAATAAGCAAGAAGCGATTGCAAATAGAGTTTATGCAAATCGTATGGGTAACGGACCTGAAGAGTCTGGCGATGGCTACAGATATTGTGGTCGTGGTTTGATTCAGTTGACTGGTCGCCAGAACTATACATGGTTTGCGGCTTCATTAGAAATTACACCTGAAGAAGCAACAGAATATCTCGGAACATTTGAAGGTGCGGCTCAGTCTGCATGTTGGTTCTGGGAAACAAATAAGTTAAATCAATGGGCAGATGCAGGAGATATTGTCACATTGACTAAACGAATTAATGGCGGTACAATTGGTCTTGAAGACAGAATTAAACACTATGAACACGCCCTACATGTATTGGGGGTATAAATGTCTGCACCAAACGACAGAAAGATGTTCAAGTACTTAACTGTACTATTAATTTTACCTTTGTTTATAGCGATTTTCGGGGGAGATAGATTTAGATACCCTTGTCAAGACCCAAAGAATTGGGACAAGGATTTTTGTCAGAAACCTTTGTGTGATGTGACTAGAACATGCCCTGAGCATGTATTTAAGGGTCAGCGTGACCCAAGATTAGGGATGCCTGCGGATCAACTACCGCAAGGCGCACAGCCGCAACCAACACAAGGAGTACAATGTGGAAAATAATAATCTGAAAGGTGAATCATTCGTGTATACTGAAGACCAATTAATGGCGCGTCTGAAATTTTTTATCGGCGTCTGCTTATCACTCACACTAACGGGCATCGTGTTTGTTGTGCTATACTCACTCATTTTTGTGACACAACCACTCAATGCTATCTCTCCAATCGATCAGAAGTTTTTTGAATTGATCGTTCCTATCGCTACATTCTTGACAGGTACTTTATCAGGTATCATGTTAGCAGGCGGCAAGAAAGAAGATCAAGAAGCAATGTTAGCCGCACAAAAATTGGCTAATGAAAACTTCGCGGAGACAAAGAAAGCAATGACTGCGCCTCCAAGAACAGAAAGATCAGAGCCTACATTCAATGTAACAGTATCACAGCCTGGTCAACCACCACAAGTGATTACTGGGTTTGGTGGCAAGTTAGCACCTGCGCCAGCACCACAACCTGAGATTTAAATATGCCATTTTTAAAAAGCATGTTGCAAGATGGTATCGATGGCTCTTGGAGTAGCAAGAGAGTCATCACCTTTATTGCGTTTATACTTTGCGGCATTGCTTTTGTTGCCAATTTGTTTTGGGGCTATAAAGTTGAGCCATTCATGTTTGAAAGCATGATTTATTTAATAATGATTGGTCTAGGCGTGACAGCATCAGAAAACTTTGCGCCTAGAATACCACCATCCAATAAATAGTAATTCAACGAAGGAGAATGAATATGAAGAAAATTTTTGCATCAGTTTTGCTTGCAACCCTTGCATTATTCAGTTATAATATGGGTGTTGCCGCTGAAACAAAGAAGGTATGTATAGACAAGATTACCAAAGACGGTAAGCCGGTTCTAGACAAAGCAGGTAAACCAGTACAAGAGTGTAAGGAAATGAAAGTCCATAAGAAACTCGAAGGTACTGAAGTACCACCAGCGAAGAAATAATCATGCCTGATAGTGCGGTCGAGATAAAGATTGATGTTGAAGTGCTGAAAGAAAAGGTAGACAACATCACCCATCTTTGCACAAAGATGGAACAGGTTATAGAAAAACTAGTCGATAATCACGACCGCATTGTCACGCAAATTTACAACGATATGGAACAGAGAAAAAGAGATACCGTGGAAGACGTAAAAGAATTACATTCGCGAATTACTACAGTTGACAGAAACCTATCAGATAAGATAGAATTAACTGAGCGTAGGATCATGGATGAGATTAAGTCTCTGCGCCATACGATTGATGAACATAATAAAAAAGAAGATGACGATTTGAAAAAAATCTTCCAATGGAAATGGATGGTTGCAGGTGGTGTTGTAGTTTTAGCATGGCTAATTTCAAACGTAAATATGACAGTTTTGGCAAAGTTATTCGGGGGTTGACTTTCCCTGCAATGTTTAGTATAATAGACAAAATGCTATAGTTTTGTCTATAATGGGATACATTATGAGTTTGTGGGTTGATCAACAGTACATCGGTACAATTTCCGTAAGATTAGATAAGTTTAAGAGAAAAGGCGACTATCTCTATAACTTCCGTTGCCCTATTTGTGGCGACAGTCAAACCAATCGCAATAAAGCGAGGGGTTATCTTTTTGCACAGAAAGGCGGCATGTTTTATAAATGCCATAACTGTTCCGCAAGTATGTCTCTCGGCTCTCTTATCAAAGAGTTAGACCAATCACTTTATAAACAATATTGTCTTGACAGATACAAAGAAGGTGAGACAGGTCGCAAAGCCCACAAAGAACACGGCTTTATTTTCAAGCCTGTAACATTTCAAACTACGAAAGAAAATAACGCATTCAAGGGTCTACTTTCGCCAATAAAAAGATTGGCAGAAAAGCATGAAGTATGCGAATATCTGCGGAATCGAAAGATTCCCGAACATAGATATGATGACCTATATTTCGTAGACGATATTCAAAAGTTTAAGCAATTCGCGGATGGCTATGACGATAAAATTGTTGGTAGCGAACCGCGTTTAGTTTTGCCTTTCTTTGATCTTAATAATGATCTAGTTGGCTTGTCTGGTCGTGCTGTTCGTGGTGAGAAGTTGCGATATGTAACGATTAGAATTAAAGATGATGCACCCATGATATTTGGTCTGAATAATGTAGATAAATCTAAAACAATCTATGTTACTGAAGGTCCTATCGATAGTTTATTTTTACCTAATGCAATCGCGTCAGGTAATGCGAATCTTAAATCAGTCGGAGATGTATTCGCGAAAAGTAATTTGGTATTAATCTACGACAATGAACCTAGAAACAAAGAAATTGTTAGAGAAATAAAGTCAGCAATTGATGACGGCTTTAGCGTCTGCATTTGGCCTAAGGCAATAATCGAAAAAGATATAAATGATATGGTAGTAAAGCAGAAATTAAGCGTAGATGAAATTCAATCTATTATAGATAAAAATACTTTTGCGGGGCCTGAAGCGTTGTTACAATTTAATGTATGGAAGAAATTATGAAAGTAAAATTAGTATCGTATTCTCAAATGTCAGAGGAGTTTGAAAATGATGTTGGGCATCCAATCGATGTACAAGAACTTGTTGCGTATTGTGCAAGAGTATCGAATCCAGCCAGTCAGTCCAGTAATGAAAATTCAGAACGACTTATCAAATACCTCGCAAGACACAAGCACTGGTCACCATTCGAAATGGTCTCAGTCTGCCTCGAAGTTGAAACAACAAGAGACATTGCAAGACAATTCCTCAGACACAGAAGTTTTTCCTTTCAGGAATTTAGCCAACGATACGCCGATCCAACGAAAGATTTGGATTTCGTATGTCGAGAGGCACGCCTTCAGGACACCGTTAATCGACAAAATAGTATAGAAGTAGATGATCAACTGTTACAAAACGATTGGTATCGCGCACAGCAAAGAGTTATCTATGCCGCACAGAGAGAATACGAATGGGCTATCGCTAACGGCATCGCAAAAGAACAAGCAAGAGCAGTACTGCCAGAAGGACTGACTGTATCAAGATTGTATGTAAACGGAACACTCAGATCATGGTTACATTACATTGAACTGAGAAGCGGAAACGGAACTCAGAAGGAACACATCGAAATTGCAAAGGCTTGCGCTGAAGTAATATCAAAAGTATTCCCAATGGTTAAAGAATTTGTACAAGAATAATAAAGGAAGAAAATGAAAATTGATTTTTCTAGGGATGCGCTATTTGACGAATTGGGTCTAAAGCGTTTAAAAGAAAGTTACATGCGCGAGGATGAAGAAAGCCCTCAGGAAAGATTTGCATATGTATCAAAAGCGTTTGGAAGTAATGATGCACACGCACAACGACTTTATGATTATGCTAGTAAACACTGGCTTTCATATTCTACTCCAATTCTTAGTTTTGGTCGTAGCAAGCGTGGTCTTCCTATCTCTTGTTTCTTACCTTATCTAGATGATAGTGCAGAGGGTTTAGTTGATTGTTTGGCTGAAGTAAATTGGCTTTCAATGTTAGGAGGTGGAGTTGGAATCGGTGTTGGAATACGTTCCGCTGATGATAAGTCTGTTGGTGTTATGCCTCACTTACGCACTTATGATGCGTCAAGTCTCGCATATCGCCAGGGTCGTACTCGCCGTGGTTCTTACGCCGCTTACCTTGATATTAGCCATCCAGATATTCTTCTTTTTCTTGACATGAGAAAGCCTACGGGCGATCCAAACATGAGAGCAATGAACTTGCATCATGGCATCAATATCACAGATGACTTTATGCAGATCATTGAGAAGTGTATGATTGACTCAAAAGCAGATGACTCTTGGCATCTAAAAGACCCACACAATGGTGACACAAGAGAAATAGTATCAGCAAGAGAATTGTGGCAACGCATTCTTGAGAATCGCATGATGACTGGTGAACCATACTTGCATTTCATAGATACAAGTAACAAAGCAATGCCCGAGTTTCAAAAGAAACTTGGTATGTCAATTCGTCAGAGCAACTTGTGTTCTGAAATTATTTTACCAACAGGCAAAGATCGAACCGCAGTTTGTTGTTTGTCTTCAGTTAATTTGGAGTACTTCGATGAGTGGAAAAATAATAAACAGTTCCTCCGTGATGTTGCTGAGATGCTCGATAATGTTTTACAATATTTTATTGATAACGCGCCAACTACCATACCCAGAGCCATTCATTCTGCTAGGTCTGAGCGTTCTATTGGTATTGGAGCCTTAGGCTTTCACGCATATTTGCAGAAAAATAATGTGCCGTTTGAATCAGCCCTTGCAGTAGGTAGAAACAAACAAATCTTTAAACACATTAGGAGTAAACTAGATGAAGCAAATCTTCAACTCGGCAGTGAACGTGGTGAAGCACCCGATGCTACGGGTACTGGTCAGCGTTTTAGTCATATGTTGGCTATTGCTCCAAATGCTTCTTCGTCTATCATCATGGGAAATACTAGCCCTAGTATTGAGCCTTATCGTGCTAACGCATACCGTCAGGACACTTTATCGGGCTCATCTTTAAATAAGAACAAATGGTTGAATAGAGTTATTGAAAAACATTTGTCTAGCGATAGTGGAACAGTATCACAAGATGAGTACAACGAAATTTGGTCAAGCATTATTGCAAACGATGGCTCAGTTCAACACCTAACATGGATGGATGATTGGACTAAAGATGTTTTCAAAACATCAATGGAAATCGATCAGCGTTGGATTGTACAACATGCCGCAGATAGACAAGAATATATTGATCAAGCACAATCACTTAATCTATTCTTTAGACCAGATGCAAACATCAAGTATCTACATGCAATTCATTTCATGGCATGGAAGATGGGCTTGAAGACTCTTTACTACTGCCGTTCAGAAAAGATTGGTAAAGCAGATAAGATTGCGAAACGAATTGAACGTGATGTAATCAAAGAACTAGATATGAAAGCAATTGTTGAAGGCGACACATGCCTTGCTTGTGAGGGTTAAACTATGGCACACTTAGTAGCAAACTTACCTAGAATTAGAGGGTATATCAGAAAAGAATATCTCTACAATTTTGAAAAAGGATTTGGTGAATATGTACCTTGTATTTGGGTATCAATCAAATCGATGAGCCGTAGAGCATTTTTTATTGAATCGTATCTACCTGAATATGGTGCATTGTATGATAAACTTCCATTGAGTGCATATGTGTCTCGCACAGACAACATTACTCCATCAGAGTTTTTGCCTTTAGATCATTTGCAAATTTGGGACTGTCTATCATATGACATTTCTGTAATACAAAAATCATTTCTAATGAATCTAAGCGGTAAGTTTTACGCTAAGAATAAGCAATGGTATCAAGGCAATTATATGTTTACTGTTGACAATTGTGCATCAGATGAATATCTAGATGTAGGTGACGCAGAGAATCCAGAAGATCATAAGTCATATAACTTTTTTGAACTTGATAATGGACAGTATGCGGCACAACCAAACAATCGTTGCGTATTTCTTGATGCCGCAAGCAATCCAAAAGAATTAAAGTTTCCAGACTTTAAAGTTTGCACTAAGAAATATATTGTAGAACAAAACCCAAAATGGGCAATAGGTGACGCCGACACGGTGATGTACGAATGAACATACTAGTTGATATACTCTGTTTACTTTTTGGAATTTTACTCATGGTAATCTTGACAAAGAATAAAACAGCCGAAACCCCTCAAACTACAGTATCAAATCTTGTTGATGTGTACATAGAAAAAATAGGTGAAATTTATTATGCTTGGCACGATAAAACTTTTATCTTTCAAACGAAAGACACAAAAGAATTAGTTGCATATATCAAAAACAAATTTCCAAACAACATTATAAAAATTTCATCAGATAAGGAACTCACATGGTTACAGGAAGCAAAAAAGGAATTGAATCTAAACTAACGGATGAACGAAATGCGTTCAAGCCATTCAATTATCCTTGGGCATACGAAGCGTGGTTAAAACACGAACAATCACATTGGCTACACACAGAAGTGCCAATGCTTGAAGATGTAAAAGATTGGAGAAACAAATTAAGTGAAGATGAGAAAAAATTTCTCACGCACATCTTCCGTTTCTTTACACAAGGCGACATTGATGTAGCAGGTGGTTATGTTAATAATTACTTGCCTTACTTTCCTCAGCCTGAAGTACGCATGATGCTTTGTGGCTTTGCCGCAAGAGAAGCATTGCATATTGCCGCATACTCACACTTGATTGAAACACTAGGTTTGCCAGAAGCAACTTACAATCAATTCTTAGAGTATCAAGAGATGCGCGATAAACACGATTATGTTTTAAATTTATCTGCCCAAAATACAACTAAAGAAAATACTGCAACTCATATCGCCGTGTTTAGTGCATTTACTGAGGGTATGCAATTATTCAGTTCTTTTATTATGTTGCTTAACTTTCCCCGTATGGGTAAGATGAAAGGCATGGGGCAAATCGTTACTTGGTCTATTGTTGATGAAACACAACATGCCGAGTCAATGATTAAGTTATTCCGCACATACATAGAAGAGAACAAAGAAATTTGGAATGATGATTTAAAATCAAGAATTTACACCATCGCTGAAAAGATGGTAGAACTTGAGGACAAATTTATCGACCTTGCTTTTGGCATCAACTCAATGGAAGGATTAACTTCAGAAGAGGTTAAAAAGTATATTCGTTATATTGCTGATAGACGATTAATTTCATTAGGGCTAAAAGGCATCTTTAAAGTTAAAAGAAATCCTCTGCCATGGGTAGAGGAAATGATCAATGCACCTACACATACTAACTTCTTTGAGAATCGCGCAACCGATTATGCAAAGGGCGCACTCTCAGGTAAATGGGAAGAAGTGTGGGGCAAAGCGGCATAAGGAGAAAGAATGACAGTATTTGAAATATTCTGCGAATCGTGTAACAACGATTCGTATGTTGAATCAAAACAATCACCAAAGTTTTGTCCTGTTTGTGGAACGGAAGTAGACGATACAAACATAGCAGAAGAAGAGTGGCAGGAAGACGTAGATGAAGAATGGGATCGAATTTCCGAAGATTCTTTACGAGATATAGATGACTGGAAATGATCTACGCAGGCATTGATTACTCAATGACTTCCCCTGCGATGTGTCTATATAATGATGTAGTCGGAGAGTTTAAGTTTGAGAATTGTAAGTTACATTATCTAACGCAGTTGAAGAAGTATGATGTTTCATTCAAGAATGTGAATGGGCAATACTTTGAATACAAGAATGAGATGGAACGATACGATATAATTTCTAGTTTTTTTATCGATAGGATTTTAGAACTAGATGAAGAAACGAAAGTCTTCATTGAAGACTATTCGATGGGATCGAAAGGTCGTGTGTTTAACATTGCAGAGAATACAGGCGTATTAAAATATAGGTTTTGGAATTTTCAAATTGAATTCAAGACAATAGCACCCACAGTAATTAAGAAGTTCGCCACAGGTAAAGGCAACTCAAATAAAGAACAAATGCAATTGGTCTTCGAACAAGAAAATTCCATTCGTTTAAAGAATGAATTGAATATGACTGAAAAACAATGGAATCCTTCATCGGATTTAATTGACGCTTATTATATTTGCAAATATGGATATCAAAATGAACAAAACAATGGATGAAGAAACCAAAAACCCCTTTGCAAATTTGTTTGACGATAAAATTATAAATTGTAAACCAATTGGTAATCTTATCACAATCTACATTTCAGGCACTATAGAACCTCCCGAAAAATACATTGGGTGTATCGATGCAATTCGAAACGCAAATGAGACAGATGTAATTCGTATTCATATCAACTCACCTGGCGGCGATTTGTTTACTACGATTCAATTCATCCGTGCAATCGCAGAGTCTAGCGCAATGGTAGTTTGTTCAGCAGAAGGCGCATGTATGTCTGCCGCAACAATGCTATTCTTGTCAGGACAGAGATTTGAAATTTCAGAGCATTGTCTTTTCATGTTCCACAATTACTCTGGTGGTACATTTGGTAAAGGCGGTGAGATGTATGATCAACTTGTCAATGAACGTAAGTGGTCAGAAAACATTATTCGCAAAGTCTATGAAGGCTTCTTGACAGAAACCGAAATCCGTAGTATACTAGACAACAAGGATATTTGGATGGAAGGTAAAGAAGTAATGAAGCGTCTTGAATCAAAGGTAAAACCTAAGAAACCATCAGC